CTTTTAAATAAAGTATCGCCTAGTGATACTTTAGCTAGTGAGTCTTTGAGTGGTGGTTCTTTTAACAGCTTACCGATGTATGGTGGTTCTGGAGGAGTGGGCACAGGTACCGGTATGGAACAAGCAGGTATTCCAACGATGGTAGGTAGATTTGCTTCTTTGGGAGGAACCGCGCCCGATCGCTGGGACTCTATAGAAAGAGCAAATCAAATAGCTTTTGATAATGCAATGGACGACGCAGGCTGGAACCGAGACTTAGCTCAATCATTTAATGTTTTATATGGCGTAGGCTCTGGTTCAGGACCAAGTGCTCGAGGAGATGCTTGGAGAGGTGAAACTGGAGATGGCGGTACTGCCCTAGATGTTGCTTATGGAGAAGGAGTTGTCCCAACAGGGGGCCACCAAGAAAGAGCTGATGCGTGGGAAAATTGGAGAAGAAAAATAGCAGGACTTGACACAGATGTAGCCGGTAATCCCTTACCTCTTGGAGAAGCAGAATATAGGGCAGCTCAAAGAGCATTAAGCAATTTAGGCAGGCAGCCAACTGCAGAAGAAACTCGAAATTGGTTATACGCGACGTACCCTGAAAAATTTCCGGAAGGATATGTCCATGATCCTAACGCAATTATCCCTGTAGCCAGTCCCGAAGAACGTCTTCAGGCTTTGTATGCTGCTGCCGGTATTGAGGACCCTAATGCAGTTCCTTATGTAGCGCCTATTGATTTTGGTACGGGTGGCGGTGGCGCTGCACGAAAAGCAGGTGGCGGTGGCATTATGAGTCTGCGCTCTAACTATTAAAGGTATTTAAGATGGCAAAAAAAGATGAACCAGTGGTTTCTTTGGTAGAAAAACAAGGCATGGGTCCAGACGAAGAAGTAACAGAAGAATTAGAAATAGAAGCTTTGGTCAGCGATGTTCCTATTGATATTCCAGAAGACATTGAGATTACGGCAGAAGAAGACGGTGGTGTAACCTTAGATTTCGACCCGATGGCCGCGATGCGTGGATCAGGTGAATTTTACGAAAACCTTGCGGAACAAATGGATGATCGTGAATTAGGTACCATTGCAGGAGATCTTTTATCTGAGTATGAATCCAATAAAGCTTCCCGTTCAGAATGGGAAGAAGCCTACTCAAAAGGTTTAGAATTACTCGGATTTAATTACGAAGACCGCACTGAACCTTTCCGTGGAGCGACAGGCGTAACACACCCTATCTTGGCTGAAGCAGCGGTGCAATTTCAAGCACAAGCATTTAATGAATTACTTCCGTCTGGTGGGCCGGTTAGAACAGTAGTGATGGGTGCACCAACTCACGCTAAAGAAGAACAAGCACTAAGAGTTAGAGAATTTATGAACTATTACATTATGGATGTAATGGAAGAATACACACCCGAGTTTGACCAGATGTTGTTTTATTTACCGCTGGCAGGCTCTACGTTCAAAAAGGTTTATTATGATGAAGCCTTAGATCGAGCAGTAAGTAAGTTTGTACCTGCAGAAAATTTGGTAGTTCCTTACGAAGCTAACGATTTAGAAACGTGTCCAAATATTACACACGTAGTCCGTTTATCTTTAAATGATTTACGTAAAAAACAGATTGCGGGTTTTTATCGAGATATTCCAGTTATTCCGGCACAAGATGAAACCGATAGTGTTAGTGATGAAATGGACAATATTACCGGAACCTCACCTTCTAATATTGATTACGATTGCACTTTATTAGAATGTCACGTTGATTTAGATTTACCCGGATACGAAGAAACAGATACAGATGGGGAAGCTACTGGTATAAAAGTGCCTTATGTAGTTACCATTAGTGAGGATAACGGTCAGGTTCTCTCTATCCGTAGGAACTATAGCGAAGAAGACGAACTTAAACGCAAAATACAATATTTTATACATTACAAGTTTCTGCCAGGCTTTGGTTTCTACGGATTGGGTTTAATTCACACCATTGGGGGATTATCTCGTACAGCAACGGCTGCTTTAAGGCAACTGATTGATGCTGGTACGCTATCTAATTTACCCGCTGGTTTCAAAGCTAGAGGCTTACGCATACGTGACGATAACGATCCGTTGCAACCCGGAGAGTTTAGAGATGTAGATGCCCCGGGTGGCGCGATCCGTGATAGTTTGATGGCGCTGCCGTTTAAAGGCCCGGATCAAACACTATTTCAATTACTTGGTTTTGTGGTAGATGCAGCGCAACGCTTTGCTACTATTACTGATCTTAAAGTAGGTGATGGTAATCAGCAGGCAGCCGTAGGCACAACTATTGCAATGCTTGAACAAGGCACGCGGGTAATGAGTGCTATACATAAACGCTTGCATTACGCCATGCGGGTTGAGTTTAAATTACTCGCTAAAGTGATGTCTGACTATTTACCTGAAAGTTATCCGTATAGTGTAGCGGGTGCAGATCAATCTGTTAAACGCATGGACTTTGATGATCGCGTAGACATTATGCCGGTGTCTAATCCGAATACATTTTCTCAAGCACAACGCATAGCTATAGCTCAGACTGAGTTGCAGTTAGCTATGCAAGCCCCTGAAATACATAATATTCCTGAAGTATACAGAAGAATGTATGAGTCGTTAGGAGTACGTGATGTAGATAAAATATTAGTTTCACATACTACCGATAACGCCGAACCACGCGACCCGGCCCAAGAGAATATAGATGCTATGGAAAATGTGCCGTTAAAAGTATTTAAAGGGCAAGACCACCAAGCACACATAACAGCACACCTTATTTTTGGAAGTTCACCCATGATTGCACAAATGCCGAAAGTAGCTATGGATTTACAAAAACACGTAATGGAGCACGTTAAAGTTCAAGGCGAAGAAAAAGCGGAAGCCGCAATGCAACAACCGGCGCAGCAACAAATGCCTTTGAACGGAATAGAGCAAGCCGCGCCACAGAACATGATGCCACCAGAAACTATGGCAGACGGGGGAGAAGTAGAGCCGCCTAGAAGCATGGAGTTTGAAGCATTAAAAGCACAGTTTATTGCACAAGGTATGCAGGAAGTTAAAATACTTAGTCAACAATTAGCTGGCGCAGGTCAAGAACAAAAAGCAGATCCTTTGATTGGTCTTAAACAGCAAGAGCTTGCTATTAAAGAGCAGCAGGTTCAAGGCAATATTTCCAACGATCAGCAAGAATTAGCATTTGATAGAGAGCGTTTAGGTCAACGGTCTACTGAGTTCCAACAACGTATTGCAAGCCAAGAACGTCAAACAGCGGCTAGAATACAAGCAGCGCAAGAACGGGAGTTGATGAAGCAAAGGAATCAATGATGCCGATTATTAAAACAGCAGCAGAAATGAATAAGTTTCTTGCAAAGAAGATGGCGCAAAGCAAGAAAAAGATAGCAGCACAAAAAAAAGCTGGAACCTACGTAGCACCGAAAAGAACAAGCCGAAAGGAAGAAATAGCGGTAGATAATTTTATGCGGGCTAAAGGTGATTTGCAATACGCAAATAGGTATGGTTATACCAAAGCAAATCCAAAAACTAAGTTACAAAATAAAGTAAAGAGTACGGAAAATAAATTAAAGAAAATAGTTGAAGAAGAAGGTGGTAAGTACAGTCCTAAAAATTATTTTAGTAAGGGCGGTGCTGTAAATTCAAAAAAATCCTGTGGTCTTGCGGTACGAGGTTATGGGGCGATTACAAAGTAAAAAAGAGAGGTATGTATGAGCAAAGTACACATAATTAGCGGACCAGGAGAAGATGCACCTAAACCTGTATCTAAACTTATAGTTGATGGTCAAGGCTCTATTCCTTATTCAAGTCCTGTTGCTTCAAAAGCACCTAATACTGAAAAAGGTATTATGGTTAAGGGCAAGAAGAAGGGAATGCGAGCAGCTTTACGTGGCGGCAAATTTAAAAGTTGTTAAATGGAAGAAGTCGTTAAAAAAAAGATAGAACTTGAGATAGAGGTAGGATCTACTCATGTAGATCGTGGCATAAATCCGTATCAAAAATGGATTCATCTTGCCAAAGCCATAGATGCGTGGCGCATTTTTCCTAGAATGTTCCTTAGTGTGTATATTTTCTTGCTGTATTATTCAGTAATGTGGTTTATGGAGCTACCAGAACCATCACTTGAGCAATCAGGTCTTATATCAATAATTGTTGGTGCAGGCGCAGCTTGGTTTGGTTTATATGCAGGTAGTGCAAGCTCTAGCAAAAATTTCAAAGGCGAAGAATAATGAAGATTTTCATAACCGAGTTTATATACAAAGGTGTAACTTATGAAGGTCCCCCTATTATAGCTAGAAACTTTGCAAAAGCAGAAAAAGAAGCAAAAAGATACGACGTTAAAGTGGTGGGTGAATTAGACGTTGTTCAAGAACATGAAAACTTTGGATGGCAAACAAGTCAATGGAACAGGGTTTTACATTAATAGCTGAACTTGGTCTTCCTGTAGCGGGAGGACTAACTATGGCGTATTTTATTTTTTTGGTAATGAAGCAACTTATGGATGGATTGGTAAGTGAAATACAAACTGTTCAAGCAATATCAAAAATGCTTATTACTAGAGCCGCAACTATGAATAACGATATGATTCGTATCGATACAAGCGTGAGTAGTGCATTGGGTTTATCACCTGATTTAGAACGTATAGCTAGAAGTGAGAACTTTGTAGAAGACGGGAAGATAGATGCTAGGAGGGACTAATGGATATTATTCAGTTAGTTTCAGACTTTGGCTTTCCGATAGTTATGGTAGTCGGTCTAGGGTACTTTGTTTACTTTGTGTGGCAGACAATAACTAATAAGATCGATCCCGCTGTTCAAGAAATGAAAGTAACTATTATTAGACTAACCGACCAATTACGCCTGTTAGACCAAGATATGATAAGATTACAACAGAAGGTTAATACTGTTTTAGAGCTAAAAGAAGAAAATAAACTGATAAATGAAGATAAAACTAAAAAAGGATAATGAATTATTAATAGTTGGATGGTTAATTTTATTATCTTTTTTTTCCGGCTTTGTAAAAGCTGACAATCTTACTTTTCAATTCAAAAATCCTTCATTTAGTGGCGTAGGTTATTCTGCGCACGTTCTTACTGTTGACGAACAGGAGAGAACAAGAAGATTAAAAATACAAGAAGATATACAGTCTGCTATAGATGAAGCTGCCCGTGAAGCAGATAACACAACCCTTTCTAAATTCCTCAGAAACCTTGAATCGCGTATTTTCTCAAGATTATCTCAAGACTTAGCAGAGTCATTATTTGATGATGGGGGTGGTACAGGAGGTAGTTTTGATTTAGAAGGTAATACAATTCATTTTATGAATACAGGTACAGAAATAGTCTTAACAATTCTTGACGTAGATGGAGTAACGACAGAAATACGAATACCCATTGGCTCATTCGGTATCTGCGCTGATGAACCATGCGTTCCTTAATACTATTAATATTTCTATATGGATGCGCACCAGTGGGTGTCATTGGCAAGAAAGAAGGGCCAATCATTGAACGACCTTCTTTGCAAGCATTAATTGACCTAAAAGAACCAAAAAGAAAAGCAGTTGTTACTGTCTATAAATTCTCTGATTTGACCGGACAGAGAAAACATTCTGAAAATATGGCATTATTTAGTACACAAGTTACGCAAGGTGCTGATTTATATTTAATAGAAGCATTGACAAATGCTGGAAAAGGAAGTTGGTTCACGGTAATAGAACGTATAGGCTTGGCTAATTTGACGAGAGAACGCCAACTTATTATAAATACTAGAGAATCTTATGATGGAGAAGGTTCTAATAAATTAATGCCTTTGTTGTACGCTGGATTGATTTTAGAAGGTGGTATTATAAGTTATGATACAAATTATATGACTGGTGGTATTGGAGCAAGAACACTTGGTATAGGTATTAATAATAGATACAGGAGAGATAGAGTTACAGTGTCATTGAGAGCTGTATTAGTACAAACAGGAGAAATATTGTTAAATGTAAGCACAAGTAAAACAATATTTTCAGCGGGTGCTGGATCAGATATTTTCAAATTCTATGAGCTAGGAACTGAATTGGTTGAATTTGAAAGTGGTTTGACAGAAAACGAAACAGTTGGTTATGCTGTAAAGGCTGCTATTGAAACAGCAGTTTATGCACTAATTTTACAAGGTATAGAATTAAATATGTGGAGTTATAATGATGAAAGTCTTTAATTATGGTGTATGGGTAGCTGTATTATTTGCATTAGTTGCGAGTGTTTCTTATGGAGATAATAACCTTATATATATTACGCAAAGCGGTACTGGTCTTACTATGAATATAGATCAGATAGGAAATTCCAACAAAGTAGGAACAAACCAAACAAGAGCTACGTTTACTGGTACTTCAATGACAGTTGATGTTGACCAGGTGGGCGATTCAAATACCCTTGCGGCAACAATAGCGCAAGGAAATAGTACCAGCTTCACGGTTAATACAACTGGTGATAGTAATGTTACTACCCTAACAGGTGGTGGAAGTGGCGATATTGCTAATACAGATTTTGATTATGCCGCAACAGGTGATAGCAATGTCTTAACATTTTCTCAAGGCGCAAGCGCGGCGGCAACGGCGGGTAATCAAGATTTTGCAGTAACAGGAACTTCTAATGATATAAACGCATCATGTGAAGTAGTAGGGTGCATCAATAACTGGACTGTTTCTGGTAACAGTAATGATATAGATACGACACAAACAGGTAATGCAGACCATAGTATTACTGCGACAGTAACAGGAAATTCAAATAATATAGATGTAGATCAAACAAATAGTGGCGGAAGTACAAGTGGTATATTAAGCCTTATATCTACAACATCAAGTGGTACTATTGACATAGATCAATGCACTTCTGGTTGTTGATACTGTTTTCTACTGCATCTTATGCAGACATAGGAGCTATTTCAGAGTTAAACGGCAATGGAGAGGTTGTACGAGAAAATCAGTCAGATAAATTACTCGCAGAGCTTGCTCTCGATATTTTTAGTAATGATGATGTCCGTACTGGTAATGGTCGTATCGCTATTCAGTTTATTGACGATACTGTTATTCGGCTTACTGAACACTCTAAGGTTATTATTGACAAATTTGTCTTTGATCCTGACCCGAATAAATCAGAACTCGCATTATCGTTCATACGAGGAACTGGTAGATTTATTTCTAGCAAAAAGAAACGCATTGCTCCTAAGAATATATCCATCAAGGCGAACGGGGCCTTTGTTGGAATCCGAGGAACGGATTTTACGATAACTAGCGATGAGATTGGTCGGACAATGGTTATACTCTTGCCTGATCCAGATGGAACAGCTAGTGGTGAAATAACTGTTACAACATTTGCTGGAACTGTTGTAATGAATAAACCATTTCAAGCAACAGTAGTTACAGTAGCTGAACAAATGCCTACAAAACCAGTAACATTAACCAATATGACATTAGATTTTATTGATAATTTACTGATTGTTAATCCACCTGAAGAAACAGAACGCGCTGTTGAAGAACAAAATACACAAGCAGACAATATATTAGATGTTGATTTGCTTGAAGAAAATGATTTAGACAAAGATTATCTTGATGAAGATGAGCTAGAAAATATTGATAGATTAGATATTGACCTACTTAATATAGATTTTCTTACTGATTTACTAGCTGTGATAGAAACTAATGTGAACAAAAAAGCAGAGGTTAGCGTTCTTG